AAGTCAAAGTATATTGTTGGATATACACCTTGGGAGTCAACTAAAGTTCCTCACTCATGGATAGATAACATGAGAAAGTGTGATGAGATTTGGGCAACCAGTAGTTTTATACGTGATGTGTATGTTAATAGCAATGTAAATGCAAATGTTCATGTTATACCACATGGTATTAGTCCTGAATGGGAAATCTACGATAGAGAATTGACTGGAAGATTTAACTTCCTCCATGTTGGAGGAGATTCAAAGCGCAAGAACGCACAGATGGTTGTCGATGCTTTCCTTGATTTGTACGAAGGCGATGATGATTATAGACTCATTCTTAAGTATAACAACTATTGCTTTGCTGAATGTTATATTGATGATCAACTCGTACCAGCAATTAGACATCCTCAGATAGTTGGGATTTCAGAAAGCTTTTCAACTGAAGACTTAGTTAAGCTTTACCACAAAGCTCATTGCATGGTTTATCCAACAAGTGGAGAAGGGTTTGGTCTTATTCCATTTGAATCAATTGCTACTGGAATGCCAACCATTGTAACAAACCTTACTGGTTGCGCAGACTTTGCAAATTACGGTATCCCTCTTGAAGCAACATACACGAAGGCTGATTGGCAAGATCATCTATATGCAACAGATGCTGGAGATTGGGCATCGCCAAATTATGAGCAACTACTTAATCTAATGACTCATGTTGTTAATGAGTATGATGATTTTAAAAAGTATGCTATAAAATCAGCAAAAATTATTCACTCCGAGTGGTCATGGGAATCGGTTGCAGATAGAATTCTACAGCGCTTGGAGTTTTACGAAAAATCTTTTTCGTAGTCCTTAGTAACAATCTTTGACTCTCACCACAGCGCTGGTAAACTGGAAATCAACTTATTTTATACGGAGGTCTATATGTCTTTAATTTCTGCTGAGTTTATGTCGTCTTACGCTGGTAAGACCCCGCCTTGGGGTTTTGGAGGTCTTGGTGAAATTGTTTACCTGCGTACATATAGCAGAAAAATTGACGGAACATCTAGGTCTGAAACATGGTCAGAAACAATCAAGCGCGTAATTGATGGCGCTATTGAGATTGGCGTTCCTTATACACAAGAGGATGCAGAAAAGTTATTTGATCACATGTTTAATTTGCGCTGCACGATGTCTGGGCGCGCTCTTTGGCAAATGGGCACGCCGCTTGTTTCAAAGTTCTCTGGCACTTCGCTGAACAATTGTTTCTTTACAAATATTGAAAAGCCAGAAGACTTTGAGATGCTTTTTGATTATTTGATGCTTGGAGGCGGAGTGGGCTTTTCTGTTGAGAGATCAAAGGTCCATGAATTCCCAAAGGTAAAAGCTGTTGCAAGTATCATTGCAAACGAATCCCATGATGCAGACTTTATTGTTCCAGACTCCAGACAGGGCTGGAGACAGCTTCTTGCTCAAGTGCTGCAGTCTTACTTTTATACTGGCAAGTCTTTTACTTACTCAACTGTTTTGATTAGACCTTATGGCGCTCCACTCAAGACATTTGGTGGAACTGCATCTGGTCCAAGTGCCTTGGTTGATGGCATAGCTGATATTTGCAAAGTTTTTGATAATAGGGTTGGCAAGAAGCTTCGCTCTGTTGATGTTCTTGATATTTGCAATATCATTGGTCGAATTGTTGTTTCTGGTTCGTCTCGCCGCTCCGCGCAGATTGCAATTGGTGACCCAGATGATGTTTTGTTCTTAAGAGCAAAGAATTGGTCATCTGGTGAAGTTCCTGCCTGGAGATCAAATAGCAACAATTCTATTTACGCTGATTCTTATGATGAAATTATGAATGAACTATGGAAGGGGTATGATGGATCTGGCGAGCCATATGGATTGTTGAATAGAAAGCTTTCTCAAGAGTACGGCAGGATTGGCGAAAAGAATCCAGATCCGTCTATTCAAGGTTTCAACCCGTGCGCAGAGATCGCTCTGGCAGATGGCGAGTCTTGCAATTTGTCTACTATCTTTTTGCCAAACATTGAGTCATTTGAGCAGTTTAAGGAAGTAAGTAGACTTCTTTATATGGTACAAAAGCAAATTACTAGACTTAACTATCCATATGAAAAGACTAGTAATATTGTTCACAAAAATGCAAGATTGGGGCAGTCAATTACTGGAATACTGCAGTGTAATGAAGAAAAGATTTCTTGGCTTTCTAAGGGATACGAATATCTTAAGAGTCTTGATATTGAATATAGTAAGAAGATGGCATTCCCCAAGTCAATTAGGCTTACAACGGTTCAGCCATCTGGAACCTTGTCGCTGCTACCAGGCGTAACTCCTGGCATTCATCCTGCATTTGCAAAGTACTATACTCGCCGTGTTAGATTTATGTCAACAGATCCATTAGTAGCTGCATGTCGTAAGCGTGGATACAAGGTTGTTTGGGACATTGGTCTTGATGGAAGAGAGGACCATACCAAGTATGTTGTTGAGTTCCCATGCAAGTCGCCAGAAGATTCAGTTCTTGCTGCAAACATGACAGCCATTGAGCAGCTTGAGTGGGTTAAGAGAATGCAGGCTGAATGGGCAGATAATGCTGTCTCTGTAACTGTCTATTACAGAAAAGAAGAACTTCCTGCAATTAAGGAGTGGTTGAAGAATAATTACGATAAAAGCATTAAGAGTGTTTCATTCTTGCTGCATTCTGACCACAACTTCCCTCTTCCGCCATATGAAGAGATAACCGAAGAGCAATATAATAAGGCAATTTCTAAGATTGACATGTCAGTTCCTCTTCAAGAAGGTACTGACCTGTTTGAATTGGACATGGATGCCTGTGCTACAGGTGCATGCCCAGTCAGATAATTGCTCTTTTTGTCATCAACTGGTACACAAAATAATAAAAAATGATGTAAACTTGTCAATATGTCGGAATCTATAAAAAACAAAAGACTTTGGGTTCCAGAAAGAACATATGGAGTCTGCATCTGGATTATGCCAGATGGCAAGCCATTATCTGACGGTGATGGCTATTTAAGCGCAGAGGGATTTGTTGGTGACAGTGCAATTGAAAAAAGGGTTGCTGAGGCTGCAAAGTACTGGACTGGTAGTGATGAAGGCCAAGTTGCATGGGTACATGGAGCTAGAAAAGTCTCTTCCTCAGAAAGAGATGATCAAGTAGATAGACTATACAACGGTCTAACACCAGATCCTTATGAAGACTTTTTTGATAGCTTAAAGAGGTAGAGATGGAAAAAAGAATGACCCATATTGAAGATGAAGTTGTATCTAATGAAATTGATGATTTGAGCTATATTGCGCTTGAAAGCAAATCTATTGATGATGATCCGTTTAAGAAGGTAAAGTATTCAAGTCTTTCTCCAAAAATGAAGAGAAAACTTAATAGACTTTCTAAAAAGTACGAAGGTATTGATGGAACATCAACTAAATATATTGATCCAGAAACCCTTGATGGATATTCGCTTTACGACATTGTAAATCCTCCGTATGACTTAGATACTCTCGCTGGCTTATATGATTCTAGTGCTATTCATAATGCATCAGTAGCTGCCAGAGTGATGAATACAGTTGGTCTTGGCTATGAGTTTGTTGAAACAACAAAGGCAAAGAGAAAACTTGAAAGAGCAAATGGCGATGAGGCTAGGATTGCTCGCGTTAGAAAGTCAATTCAAGATGAAAAGGAAAGACTTGAAGAAATTTTTGAAAATGTAAATGTTGAAGAAACATTTCTTGAAACAATGATTAAAGTTTGGCAAGATGTTATTACGATGGGCAATGGCTATCTTGAAATCGGAAGAAACAACTCTGGAGAGATTGGATACATTGGTCACATCCCAGGCTCTCTTGTGAGAGTCAGAAGAAAGCGTGATGGCTTTGTACAAATTGCAAGAAGCAACAAGATACAGGCAGTCTTCTTTAGGAATTTTGAAGATAAAGAAACTGAAGATCCCATCAATGGAGATCCCTCACCGAATGAAATAATTCATTTTAAAACCTACTCTCCAAAGAATACATACTACGGAGTACCGCCAGCTGTTTCTGCAGCTGCCGCAATTGTTGGTGACAAGTTTGCAAAGGAATATAATATTGATTATTTTGAAAATAAAGCTATCCCTAGATATGCAATCATTCTTAAAGGTGCAAAGTTAAG